CGCCGGCCAGGGCCTCCGTGCTGAGGGTCGTCCAGCGGTCCAGGTGAGCGTTGTATCCCTGGACTTGGGAGCCGATTGCCACACCCAGCGCCGTGCGGGCCGCGCTGGCGGAGGTCGCGCCCGTCCCGCCCTCGGTCAACGGCACCGGCAGCGAGCTGGGCACCGTCGCCTCGTCCATGTGCTGCAGCGGGTTCAGCGCGGGCACCACCGTCCCGGCCCCCGCCCCCGTGTAGACGGAGTAGGCGCCGTTGGCCAGCGTGGATGCCGTCGTGTAGCTTCCGTCCCCGTTGTCCAGCAGCGTCCCGTCCGAGGTGCGGGCCACCGTCGTGCCGCCCCCGTCCTTCACCTGCACCGTCAAGCCGTCCGCCGGCGCACCCGCCGCGTCGAACAGCATGAAGCTCAGTTTCGCGCTCATGCCGCCACCCCCATTTTAGGCCACGCCGCGCCCGTCACCAAGAGGGACGGCACCGGGATGCTCTCCACCAGGGCCACAGCCTCGACCGTGACCGTCACCACGCTCTGCGCCGATTCCACCGCTCCCGGGGCCGTCTCCACCGCCGTCAGCCGACAGGTGACGTCGCCCACCGTCACGTCCGAGTGGATCCGCCATTGGAAGGTCTGCCGCTGGTTGTACCAGCGCACCAGGAGCCGCACCTGGTCGTCCGTCAGGCTGCTCCAGGTGTAGGTGCCCACGAAGCGGAACTTGCGGTCGCCGGTGATCACCTCGCCCAGGCCGTTCACCCAGGACTCGTCCACCTCAGGCTCCCACGCCTCCTCGCGGCCGCCCTGGTCCACGTGCGGGAAGTCCGTCTTCACCCCGTCCACCAGCGCGGAAGGGGCGCCCGTGCCCTGCCAGGTGCTCATTGCCCCTCCTGCATGGTCTTGACCCGGAAGCGCTGCCCGTCCAGGCTGAAGTCCAGCTCGTTCACCTGGCCGTAGTCCGTGCCGGAGAGCAGCTGCAGGCCGTCCGGCGCCAGGGAGAGCGGCCACACCGCCTCGGTCTCCACCAGCAGGCCGGTGAAGCGGCTCACGTACCACCAGGTCAGGGCTGCCACCTTGCCCAGGCCGTAGTCCATACCCCAGCTCTCGGGGTCGCTGCGGTCGATTACCTCGACGCGGATCTCGCCGCCCGGGCTGGCGTACTCCTGCTGCTGGTCGCTCTCCATCGCTAGGTCCAGGTCGGGGAGCGTCAGGTAGTCCAGGCCCAAGTCCCGGGGCACGAGGGTGATCGTCGTGCCCTCCACACGCAGCCAGCGGCCGGAGACCAGGGCGATCTGCTTGATGAGGTCGATCATCGTGGCGTTGGCCCACTTGCCGGAGATGGTCTGCACGAGGGGATCGCCCCACCAGGTGGCGTAGAGGGTGGAGCCGGGGCCGTCCACCACCGCCCAGGTGCCCGTGGCCATGTCCGCCACGCCCTCGACGGACAGGGATGGCGCGTCGCCCATGCCGGAGGTCTGGCGCACGTAGTCGGTCAGGGCGGACTCGGACAGGCGGGATGACTCCCGCGGCGCCAGGGGCAGACTTCTCCAATAGGCGAGGCTCACCCTATCCCCAAGCGAGATCACGTTGGTCGAAGGGGGCCCGCCGGGGCGGAGCCTGGCGAATCGATACGCCTCAAGGGGGATGGCGAGAAGCGGGTCAAGCTGGACCTGCCAGATGACATCAAACACCCCCAGGAGGAGGTCTCCGTTCGTGTCCATCCGCGTCTGCACATACTCGGCGATGGGAACGGAAATGTCCTGCTGGGGGATGTTCGGGTTCCCCTCGTAGACGAACCCGGAGGCCTGGTAGTGGTTCTCCCCGGCCTGCGGCCCGGTCAGGCCGTGCGGGGAGTAGAAGTCCACCGGGTCGTCCGTGCCGCCCTGGACGTCCACGGTCCAGCTGGACACGGTGGGCAGGCGCGGATCCTTGTTCTGGTTGTAGCGCTCCAGCACCGCCTGGATGGCCTCGGCGATCCCCAGCTCGTCCTGGGGCCGGATCTCGAACACGTGCTGGGCCTGCCCGTTCGATCCCACGCCCAGCGCCCCGGCCATGACGTCCTTCAGCGTCACCGCGGGCGGCTGGGTCGTGATCTCCGGCACCTTGGAGAAGGCGTCCTTGACCCCGTCCACCACGCCGGTGAACCGCTCCACGCCATTGATGGCAACAGCCACGGGCAGGCCGTACTCCGGGGCGATGGGGCAGGACTGGTGCAGGCGGAAGGTGAAGGGCTTGACCTGCCAGTCGAAGAAGCCCGGCCCCTTCACCGAGGTCTCCACCCACTCCGGCAGGTCGTCGGTCACCACGTAGGCGGTCACGTCCGTGCCGCCCAGGTAGATGCGCCAGCGGCTCACAGGCGGCCCCGCGTGGCCAGAGCGAACTCCCGGCCCATCTGGCGCCCCGCGGCGCGGCCGAAGCGGGCCGGGTGCAGGGCGTCGCGGATCTCGCGCAGAATGGCGCGGTCCTCGTCACCGAGTCCGCCGGTGATGGCACCCGCGGCCTCGCTCATCCACTCCTTCACCGCCTCCTTGGCTCCCCGCTTGGGGATGACCGCCTCGGGGCCGGAACGGTGGACAGCCTCGCCCATCAGTGCCAGGGTTGGCCGGTCGATGACGCCGCCGTGCTCAAACTTCATGATGCCCGCCCGAAGCCCCGCGAACAGGGCTTCCAGGCCGATGATGGCCGGCAGCTTGCTGGAGATGGCCGCCAGCGAGAGGGCCGGGTTGAACTTCGCCATTACAATGGCCTGGGCCAGCGCCTCGATCTTCGCGCCCAGCACCAGCTGCTCGATGGCAGCCATGACCGTCAGCAGCACCTGCTTGAGCCCGTCGCGCAGGCCGGACAGCCCGTCGGTGAAGGCCCCCTCGAAGGCGTCGCCCATCGACCTGGCGAAGGCGCCGAAGAACCCCTCCAGCGCGTCCACCTGCCGCTGCCAGCGGGCCTGGTCCTCGGCGATCTGGGACTCGATGATGTTGGCCTGGGACTCCAGCTCCTGCTTGCGTTCCTCGTTGCGGCGGTCCTCGATGGCCTTCTCCGCCTTCGCCCAGGCCTCCTTCACGGCCAGCCGGTTCTTCAGGGTCAGCTTGAGGTCGGCAAGTTCTGCCGCCCAGAGGATGCGCTGGTTCTCCGCCGCCTGCTTCTCCGCCGCCTCCCGCGCCGCTTTCTCGTCGTCCTGCTTCTTCTTCAGGTCGTCCAGCAGATCCTGGAAGCTCTGGGTGGTATCCTTGAGGATGCCGATGCCCGGGACCGCTCCCTTCGCCGCCTCCCCGTAGCCCTTCACGCCAGCAGCGGCCGCTTGGGCAGCGGAAGCCACACCATTCAGGGCGGAGGAAGTGTCCGTGGCCCCGGAGGCCGTCTGGCTGAAGGAGTAGGCCAGGGCGCCGATGGCAGACACGCCAGCCGCGGCGGCGATGGCGGACAAGCCACCCGTGGCGGCCGCTTCGGCCCCGGCCAACCCCCAGAAGGATGCCTGGAGAAGTGTCACCTTCGCGGCAAGCCCAGCAAACAGGGCTGGGATGGCGGCGATAACCGAAGAGACCGCGAAGACAGTCAGCAGGGAGAGCGCCGGCTTTGCGGCCTGGTAGAGGGTGTTGAAGTTGTCGGCCAGGCTGCGCATTGCCGTGGCCAGGTTCGTCAGGACCGGAAGCAATTTGTCGAACAGGTCGCGGGACAGCTGGGACAGGCTGTTGCCGATGCTGGAGAGCTGGTTCTGGGCCGACGTGGACATGATGCCGAACGCACGATCCGCCTGGCCAGCGGCCGCGCTCATCTTCTCCACCTCGTCCTTGAGCACGCCGTAGCCCTCCCCCGTCAGGGCAAGCGCGGCGATCCAGCCCTCGCTGTCGTTCACCAGCGCCTTGATGGCTTCAGCGTTGCCGCCCGTGGCCTCGCGCAGCGCCTCGATGGCGCCCACAAGCCCCCGGGTCTTCACGATGGTGGTGTCCCATTGCAGGCCCAGGCTCTGGGCATAGCGCTTGCCGTCCTCGCTCACAGTGGATAGGCTACGCAAGAATGAGAGGATCCCCGTCACCGCCTGCTCCGACCGGATACCGCCAATGGTCAGCGTGGCGATGGCCGCGGACAGCTCCTCCAGCGACACGCCGAGGTTTGCGGCGATGGGTGTGACGCGGCCAAGGACGGGGGCCAGTTCGTTGAATGTGGTCTTGCCGTCCTTCACCGTCTGGAAGAGCAGGTCGGAGACGTAGCCGGCCTGGTCCGCCGCCAGGCCGTAGGAGTTCAGGATCGTGGTGATGACGTCCACGGCGGTGAAGGCGTCGGTGACCCCGCCCACGGCCGCCTTGGCGCTCACCTCCAGGACCTTCAGCGCGTCGCCTGTGTCGGTGACGCCGGAGCTGATCGCTTGGTAGAGGCCGTCGGCCAGCTGTGTGGCCGTCTGCGGGACGCGCTTGGACAGCGCCTCCACCTGGTTGGCCAGGTCGTTGAACTGCGCCTCGGACAGGTCCACCAGCGTGTTGACGCGCTTCATGGCCGCCTCGAAGGCCACAGACGGCGCGAAGGCGACCTGGACGGTCTGGGCAATGCGCTTGGTGGCTTCCCAGGCCGCCGTGAACTTGATGTAGGCCGCGGTCAGGCCGTCGAACTGCGACTGCAGGCCGCCGAAGCCGGTCTTGGTCGCGTCCGTGGTCTCCTGGACAAGCCCGCGGACCTTGCGCAGTTCGGAGGCGAGGTCGCCCAGCTCCGCCTGGATCTTGATGAGGACTTCGTTGGCCACGGCTACCGCCCCTTCTTCGCTGCCGCCTTGGCTTCCTCATGCTGCTTGCGCGTGAAGTGCAGCCACATGAAGGCCTCGTCCACCATCATCCCATCCACCGCCGCCAGGCCCTCCACCCGGCCGCCCGCCACCACGAACGCCACCTCGTTCCAGTCCACCGGGCCCTCCTTGGGGCCGCGGCTGAATAGGTCGTCCAGCGTCAGCTTGTCGCCGGGCTTTCGCTCGGGCCGCTCCCGGACGGGTCGGGGTGGGAGCCAGCGGGCCGCCCGGTCGAAGGCTGCCCGGAGACACCGAAAAAATCCTCCAGTACCCCGCGCACCTGATCCACCGTCAGGTCGTCCTCCACCACCTCATCCACCGGCCCGGTGAACAGACAGCGCAGGAGCGCGTGGATCCCGCCAGGGCGAAGGAAGAGCTTCTGGAAGGCATCGGGGTCCACGCCGCCGAGCAGGTCCACACCGTACTCGGCTCCCAGCAGCGCAAGGGCGCGAAGCTGGCCAATCGTGCCAACCACGCGCCACGTGAGCTTGATTCCCTGAAGTTCGAGCGTCTTCGGCATGGTTTCCTCCCGTTTGCCGATCCCCCCAGGTTGGCGGCCTGGTTACGCGGGCTGTGTGAAGACGATCAGGTCGCTCAGGTCGTCCGTCGAGGCCCCCGTCACGGTCAGCTTGATGTTGAGCGTCCAGCGGTCGCCCGTCGTCACACCCAGCACCAGACCGGAGATCTGGTTGAGCGTCACGTAGGTGTCCGTCCCATTCCCCAGCTCGGTGAAGGTGATCTTCACCGTGTCGATGTCGTTGGTCGTCCCCGGGGCGTAGGTTTCCAGGTTGGTGATCGTGGTCTGGTCGAAAGAGTCCAGCGGGATCTCCAGCGTGCCCGTCCAGCCAGCCGAGGAGACCACCTCGGAGCCGTCGTTCAGCGTGATCGTGGTCGTCTTCTGTTCGAAGCTCATGGTGGGCTTGTCGGGCAGCATTCCCGTGATCGTCCAGCGGGCCGTGGAGCTGTCCAACCCGACGATGGTAACGGGGCCGTACCAGATGTCGCCCGAGGTCGCGAAACTCATGGGAGTCTCCTTGTCTTAGACGAGCTTGCGCTCGATCCCTACTGTCGCCTGATACACTCGCGCCCCGAACAAGGGCACGATCCCCTCAAAGGCCACGCTGAACTTGTCCGCCCGGCACTTGTTCGCCGGCGCCTGCAGCGTGGCGCGAATCAGCTCCACCGCGTCGGCCACCACCGTCCGGGCAACCGTGTCCGTCAGCGTGTCCGTGATCGCCACGGCCACCACCATGCCCAGCTGGCAGCCGTGCCCGCTCCCGTCGGAGAGCACGTCGTCGCCCTCGGCCAGGATGTCCAGCATGACGTCCTGGGTGATGTCAACAGACACGTCCGGGGCCGGGATCGCCGTGCGCACCACCCACGCCCGCTCGCCCACCGGCACGCCCTGCAGCGTGAACTCCGTGCCGATGGCCGTGGCCACCGTGGACAGGTAGGAGAGCGTCCGGCTACTCACCGCGCACCGCCTTCCGCACCGCCTGAAAGAGCCCCTGGTTCAGCCGGGAGCGGATGCCCGCCTCCTCGGCCTGGTACACCTCGTCGAACCACGGCCGGCCCTTTGTGCCCCGGGCGTGGATCTTCGCCCGCACCGCAAAGGCGATGGAGCGGATCTCCTGCTCCCGCGGCGTCAGCTTGGCTCCGCGCTTCCGGCGCGTCCCCTTGGGCGTCTGCAGCTGCATCCGGCCCTGGCGCACCCGACGCCGCACCCAGTCGATGAGCGGGGCCACCGGCACCCACGTGCCCGGGCGCCGCCCTTCGTGCACCGCCTCGGCGTACTTCACGTTACTGGCGACCTGGGCCAGCACGTAGTCCGCGCCGCCGTAGTCCCGGCTTGTCACGCTCTTGCGCAGCTCGCCCGTGTCGTAGATGCCCCGGGCCTTCAGGTGCTCCTGGACCTTGCCGGCCAGCCGCAGCCCCTCCCGGGACACCAGCCGCCGCGCCTCGGTCAACACCTGCCCTGCCGCCCGGGTCAGGGCCGGGGACAGCGTGTCCTTCACCTCGGCGCGGATCGTGCTCATGGCTGCACCATCCCGGCGCCCACCGCCGTGAACGTCAGCCGCCCCACGCGCCGGGTGTGCGCCGGCTGGGCCAGCTCGCTACCCGCGTCGCGCAGCTCCTCCTGGTACAGCGTCTCCCAGGGGCCCAGGCACTCCAGGCCGTCCGCCTCCCAGGCCGCGGCCTTCGCCTCCAGCTGGGCCTGGGACGCCAGGCGGCTCTCGGTCCCGTCCGCCGTGATGACGGACATGACCATGCCGCCCTTGCTGATCTGGTTCAGGTAGCCACGCAGCACGAGAGCCCCGCACAGGAGGCTCTCCGCCCGCGTCACAGCCGTCTTCACCGCTGCCGTATAGGGTGCGCCGGCAGCGGCGGTGATAGCCGTGTAGATGGTCGCGCCGATGCGCTCCTTGACCCGGGCCTCCGCCGTCGCCAGGTGCGCCGTCACCAACGCGTCGGCAGTCCCCGAGGGGATGCCGGTGTAGGTGTAGACGTTGGCGGAGGTGGCCAGGCCCATGAGGTCAGCCCTTCTTGATCTCGATGGCGTCCAGCGCCTTGCAGCGGGCCTTCAGCTCCGCCGGCAGGGCGTCGAACTCCTCCAGGGTGAAGGACAGGTAGTCGCCGTCGCGCCAGGACTTCTCCACCCCGCCGCGGCAGAAGTGAACGTTGCCCTGGACCTGGACGTAGATGGTGGCCTGTTCCGGGGCCTCGCCGGTGGCGTCCGGCTTCGTGGTCTTGGCCATGTGGCCTCCCTTTTGTTCGGGGCCCCCAGCGCCGTGCCGGGGGCCCCGCGCAAACCCAAAGGAGCAGGAGAGATGGTCAGTCGGTGGTGCCGTACACCATCGCATTGCCCACGCCGTGGTTGAAGTCGAAGCGCATGTCGACCACGTAGCGGATGCAGGACGCGGCGGGCTTGTCCTCGGCGGTCACGCGGATGGCGTGCCACATGCCCACGAACAGGTTCTTGGGCTGGGTCATGATCACCTTGTCCACGGGCCACTGGTAGACGCCGTAGCAGTCGTGGCCGTCCACCATGACGGGGCCGCCGGTGCGGAGCACCTGGTCGCCCAGCGGGGTGGCGCGGGCCGCCAGCTCGCCCACCAGCGTCTCGAACTCGCTCCTGGCCATGAAGAAGGCCGAGCCCGGCAGGTACTGCTCCGGCATCAGGGCCCGCATGGAGGCCAGGATGCCCGAGGCGCCGAGGAACGTGGTGTTCGTGGCGTCGTAGTCGTTGACGTTGGAATCGGCCGCGGCCAGGACCGGGAAGCCGCTGTTGATGGACAGGAAGGTGCCCGTGGAGCCGTCGCCGTTGCCGGCCAGGTCCACCAGGTCCCAGCTGGCCAGGTTCGCCAGGTAGGCGCGGATCACCGCGTCGGCGTCGCGCTCGTCGGCGTTGTCCTCCAGCCAGTCGTAGGACACATCCAGCACCAGGACGGCGCGGGTCGGGTCCAGCGTCCGCTCCACCGGGGTCACGGTGCCCGTGGTGATCTCCGTGCCCGGCGTGGCCACCTTGAACTGGCGCGTGGCGGCCGTCAGGGAGTGCAGCTCCATCTGGGGCCGGTTCACCGTCACCATGTTCCAGACGGACAGGATCGGGCTGGTGCTGATCATGTCGTTCAGGAACTCGCGGTAGCTGGTCGGGGGCAGCACGCCGCCCGCGCTGGACAGCAGCACACCCTTGTTCACGCGCTGGTCGCCCAGTTCGATGACCTGGTTGTTGACCACCGCGTCGCGGAACTTCCGCATCGTCAGCTTGTCGTTCATGGGCTTTGCCCCCTTCTCTTGCTGGTGGAGACCTACCGCACCCGGCCGGCGAACACGCCGCCGCCGGACACCTCGTCGTCCCCCTTGCCGTTGTGGTCATGGCGCCCGGTGCCGGGGGCGAGCTTGCCCAGGCGCTCGATCTCGTCCTTCAGGGCCTGCACCTCCGCGGCGTGCTCGGCCTTCATGGCCTCCACCGCGGCCTCGTGCTCGGCCTTGGCCGTGGCAACGGCCTCCTCCACCAGCTCCTCCGCGGACTTCGTGGCCGGCGCGGGCTCCGGGGTCGGCTCCACCACGGGCTCCGGCTCCTCCACCGCCTTGGCGAACAGGGCCGCGATGCCGTCCTGCAGCCGCTTCAGCACGCTCTTGTCCATGCTGGACTCCTTGTTGAGTTCGGCGGTCAGCTCCGCCACCACTTCCGCCACGGCCGCCCGCTCCTCGTCGGTGTTGGCCGGCGCCCCGTAGTAGGCGTCCCACATGGCGGCACAGGCCGCGTCCAGGAGGTGCGGGATCTCCATGCGGCCCATGCGATCCGCCAAGAGGCCCTTTTTCAGGGCCTCGGCGAATCGCCGCAGCGCGGCGGGATCGTCCGTCTTGGTCACAGGCTGGTTCGGAATGCGCACGGCCGTCCCCCCAAAGCTGAAGGCCTTGTAGGTGCCGTCCAGCACCTTGGTCCAGGTGTCCTCGTCGGTGATCTGGCGGGTGATGATCCAGGAGCCGGGGATCTCCCCGGGCCAGCGGGCATCTCCTTCGGCGAGCTTGTAAGCCTCGACGATGTAGTCCGTCGTCGGCGCTTCGTCGTGGTCACGGTCGCAGGCCACCCCGGCAGCCGTCCGGCCCTTGGCCATGAAGTCGTGCATGGCCGCGTCGAAGTCCGCCTCGGTGATGAAGTCGCCCTGGGTGTCCACCTGCCCTGGAGGGTAGATGGCGCCCGTCACCTGGCGCAGCTCCTCGTTGACCTTCAGGAGCTTCACTTCGATGGGCAGGGGGGAGGGGCCGTCGGCCTTCGCCACGAACTCGCGGCGGTTGGCCCCGGCCGGCACCAGGCTGAAAAACTTGAGCGTGATCTGCGTCAACCGGTTCGCCAGCACCTTGCACTCCTGGGCAATTCCTGCCGCAACGGTACGAAAGGCTTGGACGGTTGCGCAAGTCTATTCTCGGTAACTGTGGTAAGTCTGCCATATCTATCACTTTTCGCATGGCAAAAGTTGCCGCTCAGGGCTATCCTTCCGCCCAGCAACGAGGAGCCAAGCCATGCGAAGCGGAATCCAGCCCATTGCCCTCCACCAGGGCACACCTATGCGGAAGTCGGCGGTTGAGGCGGGGACGCCCAAGCCCCTGCTGGACGAGAAGGCCGACAAGGAGGCCCGGTCCAAGCTGCGCAAGGCGGATGCCCCGCCCCAGGCTGTCAAGTGGATCCCCCAGCCCGTCAGCTTCGCCAAGCTCAAGGGCTACATGAATCCCTTCCACGGCCGCTGCGTCCGCCTGAAGGCGCGGATGACCGCCGGCCTTGGCTTCGTGGAAGACCCGGAGCGCGGGGAACTCGCCCTGCCCAAGTCCGCCCGCGGGGACTCGCTGAAGAGCCAGATCCAACTTGCCGCCCTGGACGCTGAGCACACGGGCAACGGCTACCTGGAGGTGATCACCGCCACGGGCGGTGCCATCGCCACCGTGACCTGGCTGCCGGCGGAGACCGTGGAGATCAGCTCCGATCAGGAATGGTACCGGCACACGGCCTCCGACCCGGGAAGCGCCGCCCGCCGCGTGACCTACTACCAAGCCTGGCCCAAGGCCGGCCGCCCCGAGCCCGGCAAGCGGTACTGCCTGCACGTCTACCACGACGGCACCTGGAGCACCTGGTACGGCGAGCCCGACTGGCTGGGCTGCCTGCCCGAGGTCATGCTGTTCGACTCGGCGATGGCCTACAACCGCGCCATGTTTGACAACAACTGCATTCCCTCGTGGATCATCCTGCTCGTGGGCGCCAAGCTGTCCGATGAGAAGCCGGAAGACCCGAACAACGCCGGGCACTACCTGCAGAGCCAGCGGGAGCAGTTCGTGGACTGGCTGCAGCAGACCTACGGCGGGCCGCAAAACGCCGGAAAGGCCATGCTGCTGGATGGGTTCGAGGTCACGGGCGGGGACAAGGCCAACGTGGTCTTCCAGAAGCTGCAGGAAGGCCCCAAGGACGGCGACTTCCTGAAGCTGCTGGACACCTGCCGCGACCACATCCTCTCCGCCCACGGTGTCCCCCCGCGCCTTGCCGGGGTGGTCACCTCCGGCAGCCTGGGCGGGTCGGGCGAGCTGTTCGGCCAGCTCATCAGTTTCGCGGAGGACTTGAAGCCCAGGCGGGAGACCTGGGACGCGGCCCTGGCCATGCTGCAGCCCTACCTGGGCGTGGCCAGCCTGACCCTGAAGCCACTGGACATCGAGCCCTGGCGTGAGGTCGGCCAGGCACTGCCTGCCACCGTCCCCGCGGACAGCGCGGCCAAGGTGGACGCCATCATCCGCCAGGCGGAGCGGATGCTGCAGGGGGCGCGGCGATGATCCCCTTTAGCGTCGCCCTCGCCCATGCCGCCGCCGGGGCCGCCCAGCGCGTGGCCGGCGTCCTCAAGGCCCGTGATCCCTACTTCGACAACCTGTCCGCCGAGATCTCCGGCGCCATCATCGCCGCCCAGGGCAACATTTTCGCCCAGCACGTCCAGGACTTGCTGGCGTCGCTTGAGCTGGGGCCGGAGGGGTTCAGCCGGGCCGTGGCCATCCTGTGCAACGGATTCCGCGACGAGCTGGGGCCCGCCGTGACGGACGACGTACTCGACCGCGTGCTCCTGGCCTATACACGCGGGACGGTGGACATGATTGGCACGACGCGCTGGGAGCTGAACCTGGCCGACGAGCGGGCCATCGGCTGGCTAAACCGGGACGTGCCCTACTGGATCGGGGAGTACTGGTCTCCGGAGCTGGCACGGGAGATCAGCCAGACCCTTGTCCCGGCGTTCAGCGAGGGGCTGGAGGCGCGGGTGCTGGCGGAGCGGATGCGTGAGGTGCTGGGGAATCGGTTCACCCGGTCGGATGCCTACTGGCGGGGATTCGCCACCAATGCGGTCACCAGGGCCCGGAACTTCGGTGTGACGGAGGGCGCGGTGCGGGCCGGCTTCCGCGTCGGGCGCGTGTCCGCCATCCTGGACGAGACCACCTCGGACTTCTGCCGGGCGGCCGACGGGCGCCAGGTGCTGGTGCAGGACATGGTGCGGCAGCGCGACGAGATCGTGGCCTCCCAGAACCCGGAGCAGATCCGCACCATCGCCCCGTGGCCCCGGTCGGAGGACGTGCCCCGCATCATGGACACCGCGGATGCGCTGGGCTCCCTGCCCGGGCAGTACGCCATGCCGCCGTACCACTTCCATTGCCGGACGGTCATCGTCTTCGAGTAGCTCACCGGATCACCGTCGCCTGCACCACCCCAGCCTGGGCCAGGCGCGGCGCGAAGACGCCCATTTTCAGCGCATCCGCCCGGTCGGGGCTCCGCCTCAGCCGGGACTTGAAGTCCACCTTCCGCTCCACCTCCACGCGCTTCTGCCCGGGGTCCACCCGGTACCGGCGCGTGGCCAGCTCCTCCGCCAGGCGCGGGTCTTCCGGCAGCGCCCCCTTCCCCGCGGCCAGGGCCACCCGCACCTCCCACATGGCTTGGTCGCCCTGGTTGCGGAAGCTCAGGCCCCCGGCGTCCCGCAGCTGCGAGTGCCCGTCCTTGAAGCGCACCACGCGCAGGCCCCGGCGGGAAAGGAAGGTCGCCACGCCGGAACCGATGCCGTTGGCGTCCACGATCACCCGGTCCCGCGTCCCGCCGGACAGCCACGCCCGCTCCACCGCCTCGGACACGGCCACCTCGTCCTGGCCCTTCAATTCTACCACATGCTCGGCGTCCCAGCGGCCGTCCTTGGCGTGGCGCACCCGGTAGAGCTGGGAGCTGTCGTCGCCCTCGTAGGCCACGTCCACGGCCAGCCAGGATTCCTTGACCTCGTGCGCCTCCAGCCGGTCCTCGTCCATCGCCGCCCGCACCCAGGCGTAGGAGATCAGGGCGGCAGGGTCTTCCGGCGCCTCCCACTTGCCCTCCAGGTAGCGGGCGATCTGGTCCGCCGGCAGGAAGGCCCGCATGTCGCGCAGGTACTGCTCGCCCAGCTCGGGGTTGTCGCTGGGCAGGGCAGGCGTGAAGGACATGCCCGCGGGGAGCGTCCCGGCCACCCAGCGGTCGTAGAAGGTGGTCTTCACCCACCCGATCTCCGGGTTGGTCGTCAGCGCCAGGCCCCCGGGCGGGCGCTTCCCGTTCGGCAGCACCCAGCGGTCCTTGCGCTGGATGGCCGTGAAGAAGACCTCCTCGGCCAGCTGGGAGGCCTCCTCCAGGTAGATCATGGCCGCTTCGAAGGACTTGAGATCCTCCATCAGCGGATCCTTGGCCACGTCGGCGCCCAGGAAGATCGCCTCGCTGCCGTTGACCAGGGTGACGGTCAGCTCCTGGGAGTTGATGGAGCGGATCAGCTCCCGGGGGAGCAGGCGCAGGAAGGTGCGCCAGGTCGTCCGCTTGATGGCCGTGCGGGTCTTGCGGATGTAGGCCACGCGGATGCCCGGGAAGCGCACCATGAGGCTGATGCCTTCCCCGCACACGGCGTAGGTCTTGCCGCCACCCATCGCCCCGCCGTAGAGCCTGACGCTGCACAGGGTGAGCAGGGCGTGGAAGCTAGCCTGCGTCGGGTTGGGCGCGTAGGGCAAGCGCACCGTGCGCCGGGTGGAGCCGGCGCCGGTCAGTAGGTGGGCCGGGATGAGGCCGTGGACGGGCGGCGCCTCAAGCGGTGGCAAGGGCGTCCTCCACCTTCGGGGCCTCCACGCTGGCGCTTCCCGTGCCCTGGTCGGCCTTGGCCATCGCGTCGGCCAGCTTGAGCGGATCGAATGGGAACGGGCCGCGCTCCGCCTCGGGCTTCTGCTCCCACTCCTGGATGCGCTGGTGGATGAAGGCCAGGGCGCGGTAATGGATGTTCACCCGTAGCTCGCGGATGGTGACGATCTGGCGCAGGGACTCGGCCGCGATCTGGGCCTCCACCTCGTGGCGCTGCGCATCCAGCAGGCCCTGCCAGTTCCCCTTCTGCGCCCACTTCGCCACGGTCGGCTGGGACACCCCGGCAACTTTTGCCGCCGCATTAGTGTTTCCGTTCGTCTCCATGAACGAACGAAGCGCAGACGCGACGACTTCCGGCGGGTGGAGAATCTTGTTTCGCGGCATGTGCAAATCCTTTCTGTCTACTTCGAGTCCACGGCTTCGGTCGTCGTGAACAGGTGCCCGCACTCCCGGCAGCGGCGAACCCGCATCCGGCCCTTGCCGGATGGGGTCTGCTCGCTGCGCACCACCGTGGAGGACTGCCCGCACTTGGGGCAGGCGATTCCGCTGCTCATGCTGCCTCCTTGGCTTCGCGTTGCTGCATCAGGTACGTCAGTCCGACGGAAAGCGCGGCCCAGGCATCGGCGGCGACACCGTGAAGCGGGCCAGCCTCGCGCCCGGGGTCTTTCTTGGTTGGCTTCTTCGGCCCCTTAATGGCGTCGGGGCCACCGTAGAGGTCGATGATGGCCTGGCGGATGTTGGCGTCCTTGGCGCGGGTGTTGCCACAGAGGGCCATCTTGACCTCGTGTCGCTTGATCCGGGTCACGTCGCACCCGGCGATGTGGGCCTGTTCGTGGAAGCGCCCGCCCCAATGAACGGCTTCCAGCGTCTCTTCCCCTACGGCCATCCCCATGCAAGCAAAGCGCTCGATAACAACCGGCCCGTAGTGGAAGTGGATTTGTGCCCGCACATCACCGTTGGGCATCTTGGCCACGGTATCGATGATGCGGGGCGGCCACGTCTCGCCTTCGATGATGACCACGCCGGAGGTTGTCGGCCCAGGGTCGATTGCCAGGATCTCGCTCACTCGTCCCCCTTTCGCCGCTCGGGTTGGCGGCGGTCCCATCGCCACTCACGCGGCTTTACTTGGTACCAGCCAAGCATTCTCCGCGCCTTCTTCACCCTCCTCTCGGCCACGCGGGCGGCGAGCGGCCTCACGTCGCCCCAGCGCACCCAGTCGCCGTCTCTATACGGCCACATTTCCCCC